AATCCTGAGAAATCCCAAAATCCTTTTGCTTACTTTACGCAGATCATTCATTATGCGTTTCTCCGCAGGATCCAAAGAGAGAAGCGTCAGTTAGAAATCAAGAACAAGATTATTGAAAAGTCAGGGTACAGCGAAGTGTTTGACGACAACAACACCCTTGACGGATCGAATTACAGTGACTATAATAGTATTAAGGACGCTGTGCATTCTAAACTTCGCTACTGATGAAAGTTGCCATTATCACTGATCAACATTTTGGTGCCAGAAAGAATTCTAAACTGTTTCACAATTACTTTTTAAAATTCTATAATGATGTTTTTTTCCCAACTCTAGAGAGAGAAGGCATCACCACCATTATTGACATGGGTGATACCTTTGATAGTCGAAAAGGAATTGATTTCTCTGCCCTTTCTTGGGCTAAAAACAATTACTATGATCGACTTTGCGACATGGGAGTCGAAGTTCATACTATTGTTGGAAATCATACTGCATACTATAAAAATACTAACGAAGTCAATGCTGTCGATCTATTACTTCGTGAGTACCAAAACGTTATAGTTTATTCAGAACCAACGGAAGTTCTCCTAGATAAACTAAAGGTATTGTTTATTCCCTGGATCAATGCGGAAAATTTTGAGGATACTGTCAACGCAATTAAAGTATCAACTAGCTCGTGTGCGATGGGGCACCTTGAACTCAACGGATTTAGAGCGCATCGCGGCCACGTCATGGAAGACGGTATGGACTGCAAACTATTTGAGAAGTTCAAGCGGGTATTTTCGGGTCACTACCATACACGATCAGACGACGGACGAATCTTCTACCTAGGTAATCCCTATGAGATGTTCTGGAATGATGTAAATGATACTAGAGGATTTCACATCTTTGATACTGAGACTCTAGAGAAAACTCCAATCAACAATCCGTATAGAATGTTCTATAACATTTACTATGAGGATACTGATTACCGTCTGTTTGATAGTAGGGAGTATGATGAGAAAATCGTAAAGGTCATTGTTCGTACAAAGACAAACTCATCAAAGTTTGAAAAATTCATTGACAAACTCTATACTAGTGGAGTTCACGAACTGAAGGTTGTTGAAAACTTTCAACTCGAAGAGAAAGAAGATTTCGAAGCCTTTGAGTCAGAAGATACCTTGTCTATCCTGAATAGATATATTGAAGAATCTGAAACAAATCTTGAAAAATCAACCGTACAGAAAATCATTCAAGATGTATATCAGGAAGCATGTGAGATTGTTTAATGTTCATTCTAACAATTGACGGCAAAGAAAGCGAAGGAGCATACTCAGTTCAGAACGAAGAGGGACATCAAGTTCTGTATTTGTTTGAGGAAGAGGATGATGCCATTCGCTATGCTATGATGCTAGAAGATGATGGATATCCAGAGATGCATGTAATTGAAGTTGAAGATGAAATGATGATTCACCTTTGCGAATCACATGGTTACGAGTATAGTATAATTACTCCCAATGATATTGTAATTCCGCCAACAATTCAAACTCATGATTTTATTTGAAAAAATTAGATGGAAAAACTTTTTAAGCACTGGTAATCAATATACAGAAATCAATCTACGAAAAGACTCTACAACTCTTATTGTTGGGACCAATGGAGCTGGTAAGAGCACTGTTCTGGATGCTCTTACCTTTGCTTTGTTTGGAAAACCATTTCGTAAAATTAATAAACCACAACTTCCTAACTCCACTAATGAGAAAGACTGTAGGGTAGAAGTTGAGTTTTCTATTGGAAATACGGATTGGAAAGTTATTCGCGGAATCAAACCGAACGTGTTTGAGATATGGAGAAATGACTCTCCTCTTGATCAATCTGCCGCAGCCTTAGATCAGCAGAAGTGGTTGGAGCAGAATGTTTTGAAGATGAACTAC